GTGTTGAAAGAGGAGGACTAACAATGTTAGGACACAGGGATGAACACGCCTATAAACTTGACAATGTCTAGTTTTTGTGGTACAATATAAGTTGAGTAAGAAGAAGTGAGAGGGTTAGATTGGCAGTCCCGCTAATCTAACAAGTGTTAGAAACGAAATGAAACTAAACGAAGGAAACGAAAATGTCAGAAGTTAAATTTGGTAAGAGCGTCACACTCAAGCAAGCCGCGAACCTGATTCGCACCAACCCAACCACACGCTTCATGTTACGAGGCGAGCCCGGCATCGGCAAGTCTTCACTATTGGAGAGTATTGCTAAGGGCTTGGGCTACGACTACGCATACATCGATGTGCCGAACCTAGACTTGGGCGACATTGCCATGCCGGTCATCGACCATGATACGAAGACGACTCGGTATTATCCCAATGCCCGATTCGGTATCCACACAGGCAAGCCGATGGTCATCATGCTTGACGAGTTCAGCAAAGGCGCTGACCCAGTGAAGAACATGCTTCACCCCATGCTTGAGAAGGCGAACCCTCGACTCGGTGACATCCCGCTCGACAAGGACAAGACTGTTGTGTTCTTGACCGGCAACCTGAGCACCGATGGCGTGGGCGACACCATGAAAGCGCACAGCTTGAATCGTATCGTGCCTTTGACTATCAGCAAACCTACATCCGAGGAATGGATTGATTGGGGCATGAACAATGACATCGAGCCAGAGGTGCTGGCATGGGTGAATCGATTCCCTCACGCAATGGCTAGCTACACAGACGCAGGGCAAGGCGACAACCCGTACATCTTTAACCCTAAGCGCGCACAGGCAGCGTTCGTGTCTCCGCGTTCGCTGGCAACGGCATCTAACATTGTTAGGACTCGCAAGCAGAATGACTCTGACTCTGTGATTGCGGCGTTGGCTGGTGCGATTGGCGAATCGGCGGCGCGTGACATGCAAGCGTACATCGAGTTCTCTGACCAATTACCTAGTTGGGAGAACATCATCGCAGGGCCTACCACTGCGAAAGTACCGACAAGTCCGGGCGCTTGTGCGATTGTTGTGTTCGGTGCAATTGCTCGTATTGAAACGACAAGCATTGGCCCATTCATGCAGTACTTGGAGCGACTCGATGCCGAGTGGCAAGCCGTGTTCGCTATCAACATTGCGAAGACACCGAGAAAGCAACAGATTGCGTTCGGCACGAAGGAGTTCTCCGACTGGGTTGCCAAGAACCAAGACTTGCTGTGAGGCGGCATGGTGTACGCAGTTATCCATAGGGATACGGACTGGCCAGATGGGTTTGAGGAGATTGCGTGGCTGGCCAACAGACTCAAGCCCTACGGGTACACAGTGAACCTAGCGGCCAAGGTGCTTGCGTCACATGACGGCCCACAGTACAAAGTGTCCATCATCAAGTGGGAGCGCTCGATATATAGGCAAGACCTCAAGCGCGAAGAGATAGGCACGTATGAGGACAAGACGGAGGCGGCGAACATGATTCGCTTCCTGTTGAATGTGGTAGATAAACGAATTAAAGAGAGGAACTAACAAATGTTAGAAGAACGGAAATTACAGAAGGCCAAGATTTCAGTGATGCGTGAACCCGCATTCGCGTTGTTGCAAGGCGTGATGATGGTTGGTCGTACGCACGTAGTTGATAACTTGCCGACAGCGTGTACCAATGGACGAGATGAGTCCTATGGGCGGCAGTTTATTAAGGAGTTGCCCGACAAGGAACTGGCATTTGTAGTTGCTCACGAGGCATGCCACAAAATGTACCGACACCTGACGACATGGCGTAAGTTGCATGACGAGAACGCGCAGATGGCTAACTCGGCTATGGACTATGTGATTAACCTGATGCTCAAGGACTTAGACCGGAAAGAGGAAGTTATCTCTATGCCGCGCTACGCCAAGAACACGGGACACCCCAAGGCTAAGAAGGGTGACTTCATGGGTCTGGTTGACGAGCGCTTCCGTGGGATGAACACCAAGCAAGTGTTCGACATTCTCAAGGAGGAGCAGGAGGAGGGAGGCGGAGAGGGCGGTGGCGATGGCTTTGATGACCACGATTGGGACGGCGCGAAGGACATGTCTGACGAGGACAAGGAAACGCTGGGGCGTGAGATTGACCAAGCGATTCGTCAAGGCTTGATTGCACACCAGAAGAATGTGGGCAAGGGCGGCGGTGGGTTAGACCGAGAGCTTGAGGACTTGCTAGCCCCGAGGATTAACTGGCGTGAGGTGTTGCGCGAGTTCGTCAAGACTACATGTTCCAACAAAGACGCAAGCTCGTGGCGGCGGGTTAATCGCCGGTTTCTATCCACAGGTGTGTACATGCCGAGCATGATTGGCGAGAAGGTCGGGCACTTGGTTGTGGCTATTGACACATCAGGAAGCATTGGTGGGCCCGAGCTTGCCGAGTTCCTGAGCGAAGTGCAGGGTATCGCCGAGGAGGTCAGCCCCGAGGTGGTGGACTTAATCTATTGGGACGGCGAGGTTGCCGCGCATGAGAAGTACGAGGGTTCGGCGGTATCTAACATTGTTAGTTCTACCAAGCCCAAGGGTGGTGGCGGTACAGACCCAAGCTGTGTATCGGAGTACCTGAAAGAGAACGGCATCAAGCCCGAGGCAGTCATTGTGCTGACCGATGGCTATGTACCGAACTGGGGTAGCGAGTGGACAGCGCCGACCATGTGGGTCATCAGCGGTGGCAACACCGATGCGGTATCAGACAACGGCAAGACTATCTACTTGGAGGTGTGAGGTGAAGATTAGGTGCGGAGATATGTATATGGTGACGCTCGACCATCCATCGGATTTGTCTGCGTGGTCAGTCAGCCGAGTGTGGTGGAAGCCGTGGCGGTACAACCTGCACCTGCACTTCATAGGAAATTTGAAACCCGCAAAGGGTGGGTGGGTAAGGCTTGGTGGCGCAGATGAAGTACACAGAAACCTGTCGTTCGATGGGGTGAAGGGCAGGTTGAAGTTGTTTGGACTATGGAAGGAGGATTGAACATGATGATTATTAGTTTGGGATATTCCCACTTTGTGATGCCGACTAAGGATGCGGTGCAGTTACTGGAGATTCTTGAGAACGCCGAGAGGTACGTATGCAAGTACCGCAAGGATGACCAGAGCACACACCATGTGTGGCCGAGCGATACGCTTTTCGAGGCGAAGATGATGAGCGCTGACTTGTACCGCATGGCTAAGCTGGCGGGTAAACCGGAGGATTGATATGGGTAGCTTACAAGAAGATATCTTTAAGCGTATCAGCGATGACTACGCGAGGGCGATTTACGGCAAGAGCATGTACGGCAAGAGCATATACCAAGTGATTATGGACGGCAAAGACAAGCCCGACTACTACGCCAGACGCAAGCATGGGAAGTGGGCTATCTACGACAAGGACGACATGCGGATAGCGGGACGATTGAATGAGCGAGAGATGAAGAACTTTATGAAACTTTTAAAGGAGAATTGAAATGAGCATTGCATCAAGCGCAGTTCTAGTAGAACTAAACATCAGCGTGTGGCCAGCCAACAAGGTTGACCGAGAGATGACCGAGACAGTGAACACCAACGCATCAGCGGTGCGGGATGCGTCACAGACGCGGAAGAATCTATTTGCAGGTACTAGCCTACGCAAAGACATTGAGAAGCTCGCGGCGCGGATAAGGCTGTATCACAACCAGAACACATTGCCGTGGGCTGACAAGGGACAGCGACTGTTGCCGACTAAGTTGTTCATGGAGTACAAGCAGACAATGAACAACTACGAGGTTCAGTTCTCGCAGTTGTGCAATAACTTCTTCGTGGAGTACCCGCGCCTAGTAGCCGAGGCACAACAGCACTTGGGCACGATGTACCGAGCCGAGGACTATCCCGAGTTGGAAGATGTGCGGATGAAGTTCGGGTTCCGTAAGGCGTTCGACCCGATACCGGAGTCTGGTGACTTCCGCTTGGATGTATCAGCGCAGGACTTAGAAGAAGTGAAGGCAGGCTACGAAGCGAAGTTCGACGAGCGGCTGGCCGAGGCTATGCGTACGCCGTGGGAGCGACTGCACACTGTGCTGACTTCCATGTCTGAGAAGCTGAAAGACGAGGAGGGTGTGGACTCGAAGAAGCGTTACCACGATTCACTGGTGACCAATGCACAGGAATTGGTTGGCTTGCTGGACAAGATGAACATTACGAACGACCCCAAGCTGGAGGAAGCACGTAAGCAGCTAGAGCTAACAATGTTAGGAGCTGACATCGAAACGATTAAAGAGAGTTCTCATGCACGTGAGTCTATGAAGAACAAGGTAGATGCAATCTTGCAGAAGTTTGAGTGGTAAGGAGAAGATGATGAGCTACGAATTATTGAAGTTGCCCAACGTGCGTATAGGTAAGGACGCTGGAACTATAGACGAAGTTAGGATGATTTCAGACGCTAAGAGACTGGCATGGGAGGTGGCGACCAAGAACCCACTGTGGACTATTGAAGTGACGAGCCATCGTACTTTCCTTGTGCTATGTGATAAGGAGCATCTGGGTGTCATCGGTTCCGAATGGCATGGCAGTAGTCAAAAGTTGTTTGTGCGTAACGACCGCATTGGTATGAACAGCACCCGCAAGAGCGCTTACCACACCGACAAGGTAGACAAAGCGTTGCTCAAGGTGAAGAAGAACTTTGGCCCGATGTTGTTGGCCGAGCGTATGGGCAAGGCGGTGCAGACAGCGAAAGAGTGTATTAGTGAGCAAGCGTACAAAAAGCAACTGGAGCGAAGGAACCATAGCGGCCCTGTGAACAAAAGCATGGTGGACTATGGTAAGGAACACATGCTTCAGTACACGCAATGGTTGAAAGACAAGCATGATGCAGAAACACTTGAGCACCTAACAAAGTTAGAAGAAGCCCAGCTTGACATGAAGACTATCCAAGAGGTAACGCAGTGCATGGACGATGAAAAATTTGCACTGGTGGTGTTGGAAAGCGGGAAATATATTGTTAAGATACGCGACAATGTACAACTGTACGGTGACACCGACTTGCCTTATGCTCTACGCGCCAAGGTGGGCATGCTCAAGTTGGTAGAGGACGAGGCGATGGTAACTGGCATAGGTTGCCGAGTGTCTAGTGAAATTTTTGTGGTGATGTTGGATGAGGAGAAGGGCAATGAAATTCCCTAGAGCACTACGCAAACAGCTAATTGAGTACGAGAAGGCTGGCTTCACAATAACTGAAATAGAGCCACGTAGTGGTTCACACTTTTTGATTGTGTTCGCCGAGTTTCCACAGCCTCAAATCATAAGCAAAAACTCAAGTTCCGAACCACGAGCCATCAAGAACAACATTTCGATATACCGCCGAATGGCGGCTGAGCATAAGGGGAAACAGCAATGACAACAGGAATTGAATATCTTAAAGTAGAGAAAAAAAGACGAGGTCGCGGTCCTAGTAAGAAGCCGACCCTTGTCAATACGAGCTTGCGTTTGCCGCGAGAGGTGGTCGAGTATTTCGAGACCTTTCCCAACAAGCAAGTCAAAATCCGAGAAGTTCTTACTGAGTACTTAAACAGCCAACAGCAAGGAGCTAACAATGGCAAAATCTAAGAAGCAAAACGTATCAACCCGTGTCCGAGCGTACCAAGCGAAGCACCCCACTGCGAGTGCCAAGCAAGTAGCCGAGGCGTGTAAGACGAGCGCCGCCTACGTGTATGTTATTCGGAGCAATGACTCGAACTGGAAAACCGTTTCCGTAGCCACTAGCGATCAGTCTATAGTCAAACATCTTGGCGTGACTATGGCTAAGGACGATGTGACTAAGCTAACAGACGAGCAGACGGCGCGTATGGTTTACAACCTGACCAAGCCACGTATCCGTATGCAAGCGGCTGATGCACCGCAAGTCGATAACGTCAATCACCCTGCCCATTACAAGACAGGTGGAATTGAGACCATCGACTTTATCCAAGCCAAGCTGACACCCGAGGAGTTCCGTGGCTACCTCAAAGGCAACGTGCTCAAGTACGTGTCTCGTTCAAACGGCAAAGACAGCTACGAGACAGACATGCTCAAGGCACGTTGGTATCTCAACCGTGAAGCGGAGCGCTTTGTTAAGGCTGGCAATAAGGAAGCGGCATGAAGCACCCGTACCACACACTGCTTCCAACGTACCTACAAAAGTTTCTGATGGACGCTGTCAAAGGCGGCGTTGCGGAGATTGACAAGGTTGCTTCTGAGATGCGCGAGGTCTCGCCTCAAAGGTTCCACGACAGCAAGTCCGTTGAGTTGCGGGTGTTCTACAACGAGCCGCGCCAGAGCGTACCCAGTGCGGGGTTCATTGTGCCTTACCCTGCTAGGACACGCATTTAAAAGTTTCGGGGGGAAAGCAGATGCGGTAACGAGACAAATCGGTAACCGACCCGTGCAGCGAGTACCCCCACCTACACCTATTGACAAAGTACAATGTTGTGCTACAGTGAATTTAACGAAGGAAAAAACGATGCTTAAATATATGTGGACTGAACTGAGAACGATGCTCAAAACAGTGACACCGATACAGGCTGTCACACATGAACTGCTCCACGCAGAGCATGCACTATTGCAAGCCGAGACAGGCGTTGAGTACGCCCAAGCCTTGGTGACGTACAACAAGAACCGCATCAAGCGCCTCAAGGCGTATCTAGCTACTACTGAGGAGGCAGCATGACTAAAAACACAGGTGGGCCAGCGTTTCCATGCCACCCGGGCATTGAGAACCCAATCTATGACGGCATGACCCTGCGCGATTACTTCGCGGCCAAGGCGATGCAAGCATGTTTACAAAATGCAAGACCAGAAGATACGGATGAGCCGCTAATCACTTGGGCGCAAGATGCTTACGACATAGCAGACGCAATGCTGAAAGCGAGGCAAGCATGAGAACAGGTTGCGATACAGGCCGCGCTATCTGCCCCCATAAACCACAGTGCATGTGGAACTGCCACTTCACCAATGCAGTGCTGGAGCCAGAACAAGAGACTCGCAAGATCAAGCCGTATCCGGCGATACCCGCCGACATAGACCCAGTGCCGGATACATGGCACACCATTGGCGCGTGGATGCTTGGTGGAATCATGACGGTGCTGCTGGTGATCTGCCTTGGGCTGTTCTTTACCGGTCTTTGGGTATGGAGCTTACTGATATGACCGAAGAAGATGAAGAATTCCAGCGCCTTGAGCGCGAAGCCAAGATGCGAGCCTTGGAGGACGATGACATCCAAGACTACAAGAAGCCGTGGGCGGGATTGCGAGCCGAAGAAATAGAAAAAATACAAGACGCTGTATTTGGTATGAAGCCGCACTATGTTGCACTAGCGAGGGCAGTCGAGGCCAAGCTCAAGGAGAAGAACACATGAATGATGACACGAAAGAAAT